GACAGCTTGGTTTGGCAAGGGTAAAAAAGGTGATTGGGTAGACATTGGTGCACCCAAGAAAAAAGGTAGATTTCAACCTTGTGGACGTAAGTCTGCAAAGAAAAGTAAACGTGCGTACCCGAAGTGCGTACCACGGTCTAAGGCCCGTAGTATGACTGCTGCACAAAGACGCAGCGCGGTAGCTCGTAAGCGTAGAGCAGGAAATCCAGGAGGTAAGCCTACAAACGTAAGAACCATAGTAAAGAGGAAAAAAAGGCGTGCCACAAAGAAGAAAAAGTAAAATGCCAGCTAGGAACAAGAAGAACTTCCGTTCTACAAAGTCGGGAGCTGGTATGACGCGTGCGGGCGTAAAGGCTTACAGACGTTTAAATCCAGGTTCTAAGTTAAAAACAGCTGTTACAGGTAAGGTAAAAAAAGGTAGTAAAGCAGCTAAAAGACGTAAGTCATTCTGTGCTAGATCAGCTGGGCAAATGAAGAAGTTTCCTAAAGCAGCTAAGAATCCTAACTCAAGATTGAGACAAGCACGTAGACGTTGGAAGTGCTAAGTAGTAAAATAAGAACATGATAAACAGACCACTAAAATATAAAGAACCACATACGTACAAAGATATTTGTACTAAAAAATATTCAACGGTTCCTAATCATGACGGAAGTGTGGTAGGTGAAAAACAGTCTAAGTTTTTTGATACCCATTCTGATAAAACTTTTAAAAACACTAAAGCGGAGTATTAATATGCCAGGTTACAAAGGTATGAAAAAGAAAAAAGGTATGACTAAAAAAGCCAAGCCTATGAAAATGAAGAAGAAAAAAAGAGGAAGTTACGGCTACTAAGCTTTTTTTGCGTTTTTATCTCGTCTGAAAGATCTATTTTGACTTCGATGAGAAACAAATAAATTGTTCGGGTTGTTATTCATAGGATTGCCATCTCTATGATGTATGTCAAACTCACTACCCTTTGTTACTCTACCACTACGTAACGCAGCACGCCTTGCTTTGTTACGCATAGCACGCCTTTTCTTTTGTTCAGGGGACCCCTGATAACGTGCATATTCTAGTTTATAATTTCTTTTTACCATTAGTATTTAGCAGTTGGGTTATCTTTTGTAGGTCTATTAGCTGCTGCTTTTGGTACAGGTCTAGCGGATCCCATAAGTTGTTTTATTTGAAAGCCATCTTCTGCGTTACGTAAGTTTATTAGTTTCTTTTTCCAATCTGGTAAAGCATTCCAATAAGTAGAGTCTACTTCAAAGTCGTATCTACCGCATCCTTTACATCTATCGTCTCCAAATTGACGTACTGTACACCACCCAATGCAGGGCGAATCTGCTA